TTAGCTTTCATGTACTACAGAGAGGAGGAACACGATGAGCCGTAGAATGAAATGCTTTCATGTGAATGAGAAAAAGAACTACGCAACCAAAACCAGGGGAGAAGATGGGGTATATCGCTATCCTGCTTGGTTACATGGGCATATGCTTACGAACAAAGCTATGCGGGATAATGATAGATTCGCTACCTTGTTCGCCCCGGACGGAACCCGAGCCAACCAGATCAATCACTCTTCATTCAAGCAATTGAACGAGATGGGAGTAGTGGAACACGTATATCTCCCTGAACTGAGCGATGAGTGGTGGAGAGTAGCCGAATACGGACTGGCCCGATGCGATACGATGGAGTTGATTCGACTTAAGAACACACTGAGGCAAAATCCAAACTTCAAAAACATATTCAATCCGAAAGAGCAACACAAATGCCCGATGTGCGGGCAGAAATACGCGAGGGGGTGCTGCTAATGTCAGACTACATTAATCACGAAGGAATGTACGCAGATCTCCAAGACGTCATCCAAAAACTTGAATCAGTACGGGGCCTGATGCCCTGGGGAAAGGAGAAATTGGATTCTCCAATTACAACTCTGAAAACCATAGAAGCTGAACTGATAGATCACATGTCAGTTGGACGGTGCTACGGTTGTAATGAACCTCTTTTGCCTGGGGAAGTCAAGGGCTTCGGTGACGCAATACTCAGAGTAGATGGGGGAGCTGATTTCGAGCGCCTTGATTTCTTTATGTGCATGGAGTGTGCGCGCCGAGTAGTCGCTATGATAGAAAAAGTTAGTTGAGGCGCTAAAAGTTCGATCTGAATCCAAAATAACCCTTTATGTAGTACCCGGTGTTTCGGGTATACTTCGCGTATATCGTAACCGAAGGGGCGGAGCTGTGATCCTACCTTGAAAGGAGGTGATAGCCGATATCCGATTATTCCAACTGCAATCTTTTCAATCTTTTCAGAAGGAGGACAAATCATGAGTAAAGCAACGAAAGCCAAAGGTAAGAAAACTGAGGAAACCCAAAAAGATCCCCAACAAGTCTACCGGGAAGCTGCGGATGATTTCGCTAAGTCTTCCGCCAAAGCCATGAAATCCTTGTGTACTACGTTCGGAGACACGCAAGACACGTTCACCAAAGAGCTGAAATCTATCTGCGGCTCCGAGCAAATCAAAATGGTACACGAATACCTCAAGAAAACCGTCAACGCCATCGCTGCTAAGAAAAGCAATCTCAAATCGGTAAAGTAATTTAGCATTGCTTCGGTTCATGCCCTCCGGCTCTTGGCCGGAGGGTATATGCGGAGGTGATACTATGAACAGGTGCGAAGAATGTAATGCAAAACAAAGGTGTTTCAAGTGCGGTAAGAGAATATGCGCTCCTCTTAATCACGACGATCCAATCGAATCGACCAATGTAGGGGGCGCGCATGAGCTTGAGAACAGAACATATTGTTCCTATCTGTTCTTGACTATGCTCCCAAACAAAGACGTAGTGCGTTGTATATCCGAACCGCACTACGTGAACGAGGGAGGGCACTTTTGCCAAGCTTGCGGTCCCTGCCTGGGGAAATCGTCGAAGCAAGAACAAAAGCCCAGGAGGACCAAAAACAGAAAGCCTACGGAGCCAAAAAAGAAGCGGCGTGGGCTTTTATTTTGAAAGGAGGTGAGAATATGACGACCGAGTGGCGGGTTTACCGCAATGGTAAGGAGATTGACCGCGTGTTCTTCGATGACGATTGTGATCGCGAATACGTGCGAGATGCTCTGATCAACCATGACAACTACCCCGCAGACATTGAGATTCTGCGGACACAACGGCGCAAGGAGGCAGGAAATGGCTAGATTCTTTGGAGAGATAACTGGTACCAAAGGCGCGAAGGAGAACAAGACTCACACCAGTGCCGGAACAAACTACGTGAGGGCTCATGTTCGAGGGTGGAAGGTGGGCGTAGAGGTGATCGTAAGACCGCACCTGGACAACGAAGATATGGACATGGTCGAGGTTTGGCTGACCGGCGGATCGAAGAACTCCAGCCGGAAGAAAAAGATCGGCATGTTCAGCGAGGAGGATATCAAGATATGAAAAAGACTAAGCAAGTGCCCATCTACGAGTTCGATGAGCTTGAAAAAGCGGCGCAGGACCAAGCAATATGCGACCACATCGAGTTTGTGATTGAAACAGATGATGGAGAAACATCTACATTCTACGATGACTGTATCAAGGAGATGGAGGACTTAAGAACGCCTTGGTTTCTCGGCCAGTGTATATTCGATAAGCATTGGTTTGCGATCGCGGAGTTACTTCAGGACAACGATTACTACTTCTACCAGGATGGCAGAGCAGTACCTTCGGAGCTGTGCCCCGATGATGATTCTTGCGAGGCCAATTATCACAGCTATCGGCTGAGAAACGGGATCAGTCTCACAAGTAAGCCGGATTATGATATGCTCCCGGCAGGGTGCATGATAGGATTGAGAAGCTATTTGGAAGAGGGGATAGCGCCAGGGCACTTTCTGTACAGCGTTCTCTGCAACGATCTGGTAGGAGCGTTCCAATATGCCGACAAGACCAACCGAAGGCGGATGGCGGACATAATCTCCTTCTTATGGAACCATATACCCATGAGTGCTTGGGGGACACCGGAAAAAGTAGACACATGGCTGAAGAGCTTTTCCTGGACGTACTAGGAAGGAGGAAGAAATGAGAGCAATCAATATGCCGGAGTATCCAGGCGAAGCAGGAGTCTCAACAATTCTCAACGAGGAAAACCGCATAGTATTCGCCTGGATACGACACAATGAGAGCCCGGAGAATCCGTTGGAGGATTGGGATTGTATAGGATCGATTCACAGTCTAGGACATAGGCTGATATCCTATGACCCCGATACAATCGAGGAAAACAGGGACAACCCGGACGCGATCCCGTTGAGCTATTTTGAGCACGGCCTATGTATGTGGGGCGTAGCCGGAACAATGGACGGCATGCCCGACTTCCGATGGGACGGGGTGGACTTTGCTGGGATATGGCTCCCGGATGAATGCATCCTGGACGAAGCAAAAGGGATGGTGGGAGACTTCAGGCGTTCGTTTATGAAGAAACGCGCCGACCATGCTTGCCGCGCGTACACGCATTGGTGCAACGGCGATATATGGTGCGTCGAGTTGAGGGTCTACCAATTGGATTGGTACGACGATGACACGCCTATCCAATCTCTCCAGTACTACGAGGACTCTCCAGACGAAGTGCTCCTGTTCGAAGACGTATGCTGCGGCTTCTACGGGTGGGAGGAAGCAGAGATAAACTTGAAGGACAGCTGGGAATCATACGCGCGATAGATCCTTGACCCTGCTCATCGAGCGATCGGTGGGCAGGACTGAGGGATTTATCCCCAGAAAGGAGGTGAGAGAATATGAGCAGATCCTATATCAAGAAGGAAGTAGCAGAGATTCTTGGAGTTGAGCGGCACACGATCCAATATTACACCGACCGGGGCCTTATCAACCCGGATGTTCATGCTCCCAAAGGACGAGGCAAGTGGCGAAGATATAGCAAATACAATATCTTCGAGGCAGCGTTGCTTCGCCGATTAAATGAGGCAAGAGTCACTTTGGAAGACGGAAAGTTTGTATTAGGACGACTGAGGGCCGGGTGCGCCAACGAGTCCCTAATGAACTTATGCTATTGGAAGTCACCATGGATGTTAGTACTACATGGGCACGGAGTCGGCTTGGTAGCTGAGATTACCATGAGCCGACAATTACACATGCGCGGCGTCAGCTGCTTAGTAATAAAATTGGGCGGTTTGAAGTTTTGAAAGGAGGTGAGAGAATATGAGCAGAGACAAGCGGATAAGGTATGGGATCGATGAAGAAACAGGGATCATCGTTTCGCAGAATCTCCAGACCGGAGAGATCTGCTGGCCGACAATAGACTTCAGCGCGATGATCCCGGATGATGGCTTCGCTTTCAAGTGGAGCATGGGCGAACCGTTGAAGCCTTTAGACTTAGCCGGATTTGAAGTCCATTGGACTCGCAAGATCCCAACGAAGTACAAAAACATTCACAGGGAGTATTGGGGAATGAAACCCCTGCCTATTCCCAGAAAGGAGGCTTAAGATGGGAGAGACTGAGTATGCGGGAATCAACTATGCCCCCGGCAGGATCACTAATATCGATCTTGAAACAGGGATTCGATATGGCGTGATTCCTTTCCAGGAACTAGGACAGGTCTGGTTCGATGAGAGCGAACCTTATTATGAAGAGCCCTGCTGTCCTGAATGCGGCTTCCCTATTTCAGATCGAGAAGAGGGCACTGTATGTCCGCAATGCAAACACGAAGTAGAGGATGGGGAATTCGACTTTGAAGAACCAACCTCTTTCTTCATCGACAACGAGGAGATCAGCGCGGAGCAACCCAATGACAATACTGATATATGGGTACTGAAAAGTAAGTATTTCACATACGCTCAGTTCTGCTCGCCCTGCGCCCCGGGAGCATGTTATCTGATGAGTTGGCTGGCAGAGGATGCCCGAACGGACGGCAATAAAGCCTATTGTTTCGGGCACGATTGGTTTGAGGACGGGAAAGCTCCATATCCGGTCTTCGATGTCGAAACAGGAGAGGAGGTGAAACCGAATGACGATACCGAGTGATGGATTCATGGACGGAGGCGAACCTTATACAGAAGAGGAGATGGAACTTATGGAGAGAGAAGAAGCAAGAAAGCCAACTGTAGTACTAGACGATGGGAATGCGCTGGCGGTTATAGGCCGATGCGCCAAGGCGCTCCACCGAGCTGGCTATAGCAAGGAGGAGGTAGACAAGTTCCGAGAGGAGGCTCTCTCAGGAGACTACGACAACGTACTACAAACCGCTATGAAATGGTGTAACGTGGAAATGAGCGATTAGGAGGTGAAAATGGAATATCCAAAATCCAAACCAAAACTCTACGAGTGCTGTAGGTGCGGCCATCAACAGATGATCGCAACGAACCACTACGGCCAGTGCTGGAGCACTAAGGGGTGGAACGAGTGCCCCAAGTGCCCTCCCTGGGCTAAAAAAGCTAAATATGGCGGCCAGACTGTGTGGTTCTGTGTGGAGGATCCGCCGGAGGAGGTGAGCGAATGAAAGTCAGGGTTCATTGGATCGTGTCGGGCGAAATAGAGATGGCCGACGATATCGAAGCGATGGGGCTGAAGAAGCTCGAAGACATCCTCGACTATGTACCGGAAGTCTGGGCGGTGAAGAAAGAGATCGCCAGGACCTTCACTTCAGAAGTCGAATTGCTAGAAGTATTAGACACTAACGGGGTTCCCAGGATCACCTTCGACTTCTCCCCAGCTGCAATACAACTCTATGAAGGGAGGAAACCGAATGATAAGTCGAGAAGAACAATGCGAAAGAGCGATCCGCACTCTATTGGATAGAGCGGATTCCGCTCATACTGAGTGGGAGCTGGATGTATATCCGAGCTGTTCCGAGCCCGGATATGACGATGTTCCGGTTCTTACCGCGAACTGGAACAACGTACCGTCAAAGCTATTTGACTGGCTGGAGCGGAAGTTCGACTTATGCAACGATGATAGGCTATTGTTCCTCGGATGGTGCGACGAATGGATAAGATGCTCACACTGCAGGAGCGCTGTACGAGAATCACCGGACAGCTACGGCTGGCTGCCGTCCTACGTGTGGGTATCAGATTGCGAGATCCTATGCCTGCATTGTTGCGATAGCGAAGACTTCCAAGAGGAGGTCATCGAATGGTATGCCAACAATCCTCGTATGGCGCTGGGACCGGAATGGGATAATATCTTGGAGGACCGGGGCTTTGAATGCGCTACTGAGGACGATCGTGCGTGCCCTCGGTACGAAACCGGCCTCCACCCAGGGCAAGACGATGATCCCAAAGAGGTCTTCGCCCAGCTGAAGAAACGGTTTGAGAAGGTATGGGATCGAACCCAAATCATCTTCATCATGAAATCCAAAGGGCAGTTCGATCTTGACTGGGGCGTATATTACCGAGTACTTGAAGAGGAGGAAGGCAATGATTAAAGGCGGCACTGAAATCAGTCAGAAGTACGGAGAGGCTTGGGAATCATTGAATCCAGGCGAACGGTGCTCCTTCGAAGACTTCGCAGAACTAGCGGAGCTGGATATCAATGACAAGAAAACCAAAACTCGCTTGTACTCCTTTTTTGCACGACTCCGCAAGCACGGCAGAGTGAAAAAGGAAGGCCATGAGTTTGTCAAGCTCGAAAGCAGCAAAACCATATACAAAACCCAAACTAAAAAGGACGTGGAGAAATACCAATTCACTATGTTCGAGCTGGGCGAAGCGGTGATGGAATTTATTAAAAACCTCAAATTGGAGATTTCGGCTCTGAAACGGCAGAGTGACGAGTACGAAAGAGAACTTTCGGAGCAATCATCGGAACTGCATCAGCTCCAAGGAGAATTGAGCGCAGCCAAGAGCAAGATCCACGAGCTGAATAATCGTCAATTCAACGGCAAGAAAGCTTCACTGCATGATCTACAAGAGTCTTTGAGAGGAGGTGTATAAACAGAAATGGCATTGACAGTAGACGGTATGACCTTTCATTTAACCAAACACGCTGTAAAACGGTATGCCCAACGTATTGGCCCCTATGAAAATGAGGAGGAGATTATCAGGAATTGCCTCAACGGGCTTCCAGATCACGAACCGGTCTGGGAGCCCCACCGGTTCAAAAAGGGCTTGGTACTGAAGTCGGTTGTACCTAACAACAAAGCACGCAAACTCTACTATTGAGAGGAGGATATCATGGAAGAAACCAAAGACATCTGCCGGTACTCGGCAAGCAAAAGAGTCAAATTAACTACCAGAATCATTGCTATCGATGAGTACGAAGCTGAAACCATAGCGGACAGTCTGGACAGCGGCGATTGGGAGGAGGAGGAAGAGATTGACGGCCCCATGGTGTTTGATCAGGAAACGATTGCTGCTGTTACCATCGCATGGGACGAGCAATCGCTGGACCGTCGCCATGAAATATCCGAGCATACCTGGAAAGAGATCGTGGGTCTTATTTGCAAGGAATTTAACATAGTAATAGACTACTAAGGAGGTGAAATTATGACAAAGAAAGACCAAGAGAGATTGATCAATTTGAAGATCAAAAAGAAGCGCCTTGAGGAGCAAATCAAGGGACTCGAGGCCGTTGCAATGAACGAGGAATACGATGAAATCGTAGGCGCCAACGGGAAAGTACAGCTCCAGGCCCGAAAGAATTACAAGATCCCTTCCAATGTGCCCATAATTGATTACATGGGACAAAACGCCTTCAACGAGAGGGCCAAAATATCCGCCTCCGAAATCACCAAGGCTATTGGGGAGGAAGGATTTGACGAACTATTGATCGAAGGCGCAGTGCTTAAAGGGAAAGACACCCGGTATTATAAACTCACCGAATTCTAATAGTGAGCCACGGATGGTAAGGGGTTGTTATCTTTTATAATAAAAATAGTAGACATAGGCCACGGATTTCGATATGCTACGCGGGCTGCTTTACTAAGAGGTTCAACCCCTTACCATTTTAGGAAAGGAGGATCAATGCATGGTAGAAGACTATCAATGGCTGGTGGAAAAATATTCCAGCAAATTTGCAGCAGTTTCTAACCTAAGCCAAACCGAATTGAAGCAACAAGGCTTCCTCATACTCCTGGAGGCCGCAGCTTCCTGGGATCCCGCAAAAGGATCTCTTCCTTCCAGACTCAAGTACAGACTAGCCACCGGACTTCATAATTATACCAAGAAGTATTACACACAGCAAACAAACCAAATCTCCTACGAAGACATAAGCCCAACGGATGAATATAATCCGGAACGGCTGTGCATCTTCAAAGAGGCGTACAGCGCCTTGTCCCAAAACGCTAAGTTGGCCATGCTGCTGCTGATGGAGGAAGTGGACACATCCGTCCCTCCCTTACAAGTGCGAGGTCTTTTGGTCGAAGCGTTACACAACTATATGGGAAAAGGCAAAGCGTGGCACACCTTGAAAGAACTGAAAGCATTAGCACAATAGGAGGAGCAAATTGAACTCATCTGAAATAAAGCAGCGGATAAAGGATGACGATCTATTTGCTATCGGTGCCCTGCTCCGACTTCATCAATTCCAAACTCCCGACGAGCAGTTGCAGAAAACAACAGCTTATGACAACGGTATAGGATTCAACGCTTTTGACGCTGGGATATTGAGCGATATAGCTGAATTCTATTTGAGGAGAGGCCGTCTGTCTCCTAAACAATTGAAGCTTATCAAGCCTAAACTGTATAAGTACAGCGACCAATTGGCATCAGTCGGCGGCGCGGAACCGGTGAAAGAATTTAACAAAGAAGAGGAGCAGAAAAGCAAACGCACTACCAAGAAGAAATACGTGGTAGAAATGGACGAGGAATTGAAGATCATATTCCCCTACGATCCCGACATAGTGGCCAGAATCCGCACTATACCCGGACGGCGCTATGTAAAAGAGGAGAGGTCTTGGATTGTTCCAAAAACTGTTAGCGCCATAACCGTGCTGGTAGAGGAGTGCTTCGATATCTCCGACGAATTGAACGAATGGTGGGAGTCCTACAAGAATGTGAAGGAACTGGACCCCAACTCGATCGAGATTGAAGGATTCAAGACCGAGCTTTATCCATTTCAGAAACAAGGCGTTGCGTTCATTGAGTCCCGCGAGGGAAAGGCACTGATAGCAGATGACATGGGCCTTGGGAAAACCATACAGGCGCTGGCGTGGTTGCATATTCATACAGAAATCAGACCAGCGTTGATAGTGGTCCCAGCTTCCGTTAAGTTGAACTGGCGGAAAGAGGCCCTGCGATTTATGGACCCTGAACCGGGCATTTCTATACTGCAAGGAAAGACCCCGGACCCCTATGACGTAGGGGATGATATTGTTATTATTAACTATGACATCGTGCACGACTGGCGCGACGTGCTATTGGAAAAGCCTTTCAAAGCACTGATCCTCGACGAAGCCCACCGTACCAAAAACCCCAAGGCGTTACGATCGGCTGCAGTCATGCGGCTTGCCCGAAAGATCGACAATGTAATAGCCTTGACGGGCACCCCTATCTTGAACCGACCTATCGAAATCTTCAACTGCCTCAAAATGCTCCGACCGGCTATGTTCAAATCCCAATGGGCGTTCGCAAAAAGATATTGCGATCTTCGCCATAATGGGTTTGGATGGGAGATGAATGGAGCGACTAACAAAGAAGAACTCCATAAAATCCTAGCCGAGGAAGTAATGATCCGGCGGATGAAGACTGAGGTACTGACCGAGCTCCCGGACAAGCAACGCATACCGATGCCGGTAGAGATCGACAATACCAAAGAATATCGCAGAGCTGAAATGAACTTCATCGCGTACCTTCAAGACATCGATCCAAAGAAAGCATCTTCAGCCGCTAGAGCGCAAGTGTTAGCCGAGATAGAAGGCCTGAAACAACTGGCGCTCGCTGGGAAGATTAAAGAATGCATTAAGTGGATCGATGACTTTCTGGAAGATAGTGAGGAGAAGCTAGTGATATTCGCGGTCCACCACAGTGCTGTAGACCGACTGATGGAAGCCTACGGGCACAAAGCTGTGAAAATAGACGGACGGATCGCGCAAAGTAAACGCCAAGATATCGTTGATAAGTTCCAAGAAGACCCCGACACCCGGCTATTCGTCGGGAATATTCAGGCGGCTGGTGAGGGTATTACTCTGACCTCCGCCTCGAATTGCGTATTCATCGAACTGCCCTGGACGCCAGGAGCCCTGGAACAAGCATCCGACCGTATTCATAGAATAGGCCAAGAAGCCGACAGTGTGAATATATACTACCTGATCGCGGAAGGCACAATTGAAGAACGAATGATGCGAGTATTGGATGCTAAACGAAGGGTAATTCAAGAGGTTGTAGACGGCCTGTCTCAGGACGATCAAGAATCAACCCTAGCTGCCTTGCTGGAGGAATATCGTGGATAAAAAACGAGCTGTCCAACTCCGGCGATCCGGAGACGTGTTCAAGATGAGATTCGACGGTGTGAAATCCGGGCATAAGTTGGCCCGGATTAAGCACCTGGATGCAAAAACCCTGAAGGCCCGGGTAGAATACCCAGAAGGTCCCTTCAATTCAGAATACCCTTGGATCCGCTACCCTCTGCATATGATAGAAGAAGTTGAAGAACGAATTCCACTTTATTCCACTTCTAACGACATGCCTAGTAGACGAACCAGGGTAAATGGAAAAAAGCCAAGACGCACAAAATGAAGTGGGTTCTGTGGCCATTAAAAGGAGAGGAGACAAGCCATTGCCGGCAAAGATAGATTGGAATGGATTAGCAGAGTACATGAATTACAGTTCTGTGAAGGAAATGCTTGAATCGGAGATAGCCAAGGAAGCCCACGCCAAATTCGTAGGACACAATGTGACAAGTTTCGCGAAAAAGTTGGGCGTGAGCACGGTCAGCTTGGCCAAGAAGATGAAAGAAGTGGGAGTGGAAGCGCCACCGAAAGGAATGAAATATTACTTCTTTCCTGAACGGTTCGGATATTCTAGCGAGAAGGCAATGTTTCAATGTTGGCGATTCGATGAAGGAAAGTCACCAGAGGAAATCCAAGATCTTTTGAAAGAAAAGATTACGGAGCTCCCAGTTCGCCGACAGAATGTTATAAAACGATTGAAAGAATACAAGTGCTTTAACGGGATTGAGCGGCAATACATTTATCACAAGGACGGAACGTGGAGCTGGAGAAAACTATGCCCTATATGCGGAGGGGCGACGGTTCGCAAACCAAACAATGAACGCGGGTACGCCGGATCTTGGTGTACCCGATGCGACTGGGAAACACCGCAGAACAGAAAGGAAGATATTTATGTTCCAAGCCCGGAGGTTCTATGAAGACTATGGAATTGACTACAGCGATGGAACGATTAGTCATAAGCACACTCGAAGAGGTTGGATTAACCGCCCGTGTCCGTTCTGTACGGGCAATCCCGGACTCCACCTCGGATATAACGAAAGCAATGGATATTACGTTTGTTATCGATGTGGAGGCCATTCCGCAGCTAAAGTGGTTCGGGCTCTCCGAGGCAGCAGCTGGACGGAAGCTAAGAGACTCGTTTCTGCATATGGCGGCGAGGAAGCTTACAAAACGAAGAGAGCGCGTGAAGCAAAAGAGAAAGAGATTGAAGTGGTACTACCGAAAGGCAGTGGTCCGCTTATTGAACAACACCGCGTCTACCTTGTTGCGAGATACTTTGACCCTGAAGCCCTGGAGGACATATGGGGCTTGCTCGGAACGAACCACCTGGGACCATACAAGTGGCGAATCATCGCCCCTATCTTGTTTGGGGGAAAACTCGTGTCTTACCAAGGCCGAGATATCACGGGGCGGTCTGATAAGAAATACAAAGCATGCGCGAGAGATAGCGAACAAATACATCACAAACAGGTTCTCTACGGATATGACTTAGCCGATCGAGATGTCCTGGTTGTGGAAGGAGTAACGGACGTATGGCGAATGGGTCCTGGGTCGGTAGCTACGTTTGGAATAAAATATACACCGGCCCAGGTCAAATTGTTGAGCCAATTCCGGCGAGTGTTTGTATGGTTCGATGAAGAAGATCCCGAGGCTGAAGAGAAAAACCTACAGCTGGCCTCAGAACTGACGGCACTTGGAGTCGATTCTGAGGTTATCCGAGCTGGGATCGAAGGAGATCCTGGAGACTTGAATCAAAAGGATGCAGACTACGTTATGCGAGAACTGTTGATAAGAAGGTGACTAACATACCAGGATGGATAGAGTTTCAAAGAAGGGGTGCCGTTATATATAACTTGTTATATATAACTACGCGCGTAGTTCTTATTACGCGCGCCCGAGCGCCTCAGCGCGTGCAGGATACCCTTATCCCACCCCTAAAGGGGTGGGGGGTATCCTCACCCCTTTGGGTTGCAAGAGTAGGTTTTGAAGGAGGTTTTTATGAGAACTAAATTCCCAGGAAAAAGAAAAACTATGGGAACAAAAATCAAAGATAAGAAACCTCCCAAAAAGGTTTCTCCCAAGAAAAAGATTAGACAAGAAGGATATGAAATACTTGTAAAAAATCTTACCATTCATTCCATGATATCTCTATGGATCAATACAGAAGGATTAACCGGCCATACTAAGCGAGTGCAAGAAAGATGCGCTTATTTCCTGTCTGCTTTAGCAGAAGGGAAATTAGTCCCTGCTCTTCAAAGATATTATGGCAAAGCTAAGGTAAACCTTCCACCTGAACAATTAGAGATAGTTTCCAAACGAATAGGCATTACCAGAGTGGACCGAATGGTATTAGATTACATCGAGTATTATCTTGATCCCACTTTACTTACCAAGTACATGAC